ATCGATATTGTTCAATGCCAACCAACGCTTGACCAATGGGTGTGCCAAGTAGCTGCTCCTGTTTCTGAAGGATCATGGACAGCATGGTTAGCTGCTGCTCTCTCGTACCAGTTCCTAGACCCACATTGATATAAACATCGTACTGGGACTTCCACTCCCGCGGGTCTACGGACACATATTTGCCCTGTAACCGCACAATCCTCGCCTTGTCTTGGTACTTACCAATGAGGTGAAGGATATTCAGGAAAAGGTCACGAACGCCTGTTTCTGCAAATGTCCGCGCAACTAACTCGACTCTGCCAGCCGCAGCGTTTTGCATAGCCGCCACAGCCGCCGCAGTCGTGTTCTGCAAGATATTAGGGTCTAAGCCTTGTGAGTTCTGCGTAATACCTGTGCGCTTCTCCTGAATCCTGTCCAAGTATTCCAGCATGGGGAAAGACTGGCCCGCAACAGGGGAGACCGACAACTGCTGTACCGCCTGTGGGCTTTTCACCCGAACTACGCCGCCAGGTGTAACTGTTAGTAGGTCGTCTAGGTTTACTTGACCGTCTACCGCCATGACTCGGGCGTTGTTCGTCAGGTAAAGGTTGTCTAGGATCTGTCTGGTGATCGTGGACTTAATTAGCTGTAAGTCCATCGTCCTGTCCGCAAGGCTGTGCCCAAAGAACTTGTGCGGCATAGGAATGGGGCAGATAGAACAGAAGGGGACGTAATCTATCTCTTCGTTCTCTAGGATCTCGTTGCCCGCATAAACCACCTTGCGTAGCTCTGCAATCCCGTCATCGTCATAGTCCGCATGGATGTAGCACTCAAAGACCTCTACCTCTTCCATGCTCTTATCTATGGCAGAAGTCTGGTTCATGGGCTGCTCACCCTGCGAGTACCTTGCCACTCTTTCTGGCGTGTACTCCAAGTCTTCATAAGTTGGCAGGTCTTCTACTACGTCTGCATCAAAGCCCATCGCAATCAATTCAGACCGCGTGGTGAGCTTCCTATGGGCGCAGAAGGGCGAGTCTTTAATTGTCCGCGCCTTCTTGGAGATAATGAACTCCTCTGGAGGTACGTTCTCAATCCTGACCTGACCGAACTTCTTAACCTTGCGGATCTTCACATCGTAGACAAAGATAGGCTCCATCTTTGGTTCAGGCATCACGCCCATCTGTTGCGCCGCCATCATCTCTTCTGGAGTAGGAGGAACGGGAACCTCACCGACCTTGCGCTTGTCTTGCTCGACCACTTCTACGGTCTCATCCGCAAGCATCAGGGTTAGTTCGTCCTCTGTCAGGTCTTCGTACTCTTCCGAGTTAACCTGCTTCTCATCGTCCCAGTAAACCTTAACAATGCCGTTCTTTTGTAATAGTGCGTCTTTGAACCAAATGTTTAGGATGGAGAAGCCAGGGTTGTCCCTGTAGAAAATGTAATTTAGGTAGCCTGTGATCTGCTTGGCAATCTCTTCATCGCCTGGGCCTTCTGGCTCCGCACGAACAATGTCATCACCTTGGGTAAAGACTCTCAGCAGGGCAGGAAGCGCAGCGTCTACAGCCTCGGCAACCTCACCCGTGACAATCGTAGACCGCCCCTCGACCTCGTTGCCATAGAAAGCGCGATTGTAGTAATTGATCGCCTTGCGTCTTTCTTCAGTCGTCTCCGACTCTATGTAGCCAAGCGCATTGTCTATCTCGCCCTGGACTACTGTTTTTAGCTTTAGATCATCCATTTACACAATCCATTTTGTCTTGATGTTTAGGGGTTTATCCCAGGTAGAGTTTGTCTCAATGCCCAAAGCAAGATACCGGAAAGCGTCAGACCCATGACTGCTCCAATCATGCAAGGGCCGCGCATAGAAAACCTGTCTCTTCTCATCGTATTCACGCCTGTAGTTCCGCAAGCAATCCAAGCCCTGTTTAACTGCGGGCATATTGAACCAGCACTTAGGCAGGAGTCTTCTCACCGCCTGGATGCCATCGTCTACGTTTAACCTTGGGATAACAGTACAGTCTAAGCCAGCCTCTCTTAAGACTTCTAATCGGCTCTTACCCGTTGTTAACTCTCTTACCTGTACATCGTGGGGCAGTAACTGAGTGGCCTTATGCCAGTCTCTGTGGGTTAGTTCTCTGACGTACCAGTCTAAGCCCTGCCCGTGATTCTCGATATAGTCCATGAGCCTAACCTCTTGGCCCGCGACTTGGACAACCCATATTGCCGTACTGTCGCCCATCCCCAGATCCCATGCCGCAAAGGTCTTACAGAGGTCGTCCCTTGGGATTTCCTTAAATCTTTCTTCTGCGAGTTCGTTAAGTATCGTCCCGTAGTAAGAACCCTCGACCGCAGCGGAGAACGAACATTCGAACTCCTGAAAATACTTATCATCCCCCATCTCTTTTCTTGCAGCCTCAAGCTCGGCTTGAGGGAGGATGCCAGTCTCCGAAGCCTTAAACTCCAGTAATGCCCAGTCATCTTCCGTCTCAGCACGATCTCGCAGTTCCTTAAAGTGGTTCTGGCCTTTCGGAGTCCCGATGAACAATGCCCACCCCATACGATCCGCAAGAGATGGTCGTAGAATCTCGTTCCAGATTTTAGGGTTCATATCCCCCACCTCGTCTAGAACTACACCGTCTAAGTAGATTCCACGCAAACTATCAGGCGAATCGGCTCCGTAAAGGGAGATGCGCCTACCCATGAAGTCCACCCGCAACTCACTTATGTTGACCTTGGGGTCTAAAGGCCGTGTGTACTGGGTAACGTAGTCCCAAGCGACTCGTTTGGCTTGTGTGTACGTTGGGCAGACAACGGCATAGCGTGGATTGTCCCGTTCGCATAGCACCGCAGCTTTAATGATCTGGTTGATTGCCGCAACTGTCTTACCAAACCTACGATGGCAGACTGCAACTGCGAATCTGTGAGAATCAACTGCATCATGGATTGCAAGCTGGTGTTCCCTCGGTTTGTAAGGAATGGTTATTACTTGATCCATCCAATCCCTATATTAAGGGGTTGGTCAGGATCACTACCCAACTCGACATTGCTTAACCTTGGGTGCATATAAGGAGCCGCATCCTTAGCAATCTTAGCCGCGTCCTCTAGCCTTCCTTCTTCTACTAGCTTTAAGTAAGCCTGAACCATGACCTCTAAAGGTGTTGCGCCCATATCTGCACACTTCTCCGCAATAGCGCGAGTTTTAGAGTTTAGCGATCCTGGCTTGCGTCCTGCGCCTGGCCTAGCACCGCCCCATGATTTTTCTTGATTGTTTTCAACTTCCATTAGTCGAATCCTATTAAAGGGTGTTCGTGGTTATTTTACAACAGTTTAGAATTGTTCCTCTTCTTGCATCATTCCCGCACCAAGTAACCCTGCTCCTATCGCGGGTATTGCAAAGAGTGGTTGGCCTTTAGTGACTACGGATTCCCGCATTTGCGGAGTAATGTCCATCTGCCAGACTTCTACGCCATCCATATCTGTCTTGCCGACCTTTGCGCCAAACTTCTTACCGAGCTTGTCTAGTGACTTTGGAAGGATGTTGTCGTAAAAGCCTTTCATGCCTTCGCCACCTACTTTTAGACCCTCACCAGAAATTGTCTGAGAGCCACCATCCATGATCTTTTTGGCTAGGTCTTTCCCTATTACTTCGTCTAAGCCTTTTCCAACAAAGTTGCTCATGCTTGAGTCGTTAACATTGTCAACAATGCCTTGGTTGTTTACGCCAAACCTTAGAGACTTGCCATCCGTGGTGTCTAAAGCGACAGACTTTGTTTGTTCTCCAGTAGCAGCGTTTGTTCTGCCAACCACATTGATCTCATCTATCTGTTGGCTCAGGTCATACCTCTCTGCCTGAGTTTTGCCTGTAGTAAATGCTATTTGGTCATACCCCTTTTCCGCAGCTTCTTGTATTGCTCTTTTTAGGGATAGTTCATGCCAGGATGTCTTAAAGGGTGCGTCTGGTACGCCTTCGCTTACTTTTCTCGTTTGGCTGTCAAACTTAACATCTACAATACCCCTCCAGCCTGGGTCAACCGCAGCAGCGGCTTCTTCTTGCGTTGCACCAAATCCTAGCGAAACTCTTTGCCCATCTGGGGTCGTGTAATAAGCCTCATGGGTTGTTTCTGTCTGAGACCCGTACCCCTTTTTACGCCCTGCCTGATGCCAGTCTGACTGGATCTCTTCTACAAACAGAGTCTTTTTACCGTCTACTGTTCTGTCATTTACCCGCAGGTGGGCAAGTATATTTGGTTGGTCGAAATGGGAAGTGCGATACTCAGGCTTACTTACATCAACCTCCGCAACAACAGAGCTTCTTGTTGGGTCTTGATTGGCAAATGCAACCGCCTCTTCTCTTGTTTCAAAAGGAATAGCTCGTTGAGCACTTGGATCAAAAACTTCAAACCTTGTTTGCCTTGGGCCAGTCGGCAGCGTCAGCAGTATCTCTCTGTAGTTCTCTCCACCTGGGAGGGTGTATTGTGAGAACTTGGGTGGATTTTGCATACCCAAATCTTCTAAATCAAGTTTTTCAGCCCTCGTATTAAGCAATTCATACTGCCTGAAAAATCTTTCTGCTGCCCTATCATCACCTCGCGCTTGCGCTCGTTGTCCATATTTCATAGCGTCATCTGCTTGGCGATACAAATCAGATGTTGTGCTTTGATCCCTGATGTTCATCAGACGAATCATTTCGTTATACTTTGCTTCACCAAAACTCGGGTCATCTATCGGATGTTGGCGCAAATTAGCAAACTCATCCTCTAATTGTGTCAACCTCTGCTGATTAAATGACTCTGGGCCACCCAACTGAACCTCTTGGACATCTACACGGTTGGCCTGTAAGTAGTCCTGAATCTCTTGTTTAGTTACAGACTGTTTGCTTTTTAGGAACTCATCTAAGCCTGTCCATTGGATCTCTTCTGGCTTTACTCCCGCAGACTTCTGAATCTGAGCCAAATACTGTTGGCCTGTTCCTTTGTTCTGCAAAGGCTGTACCGCAGCTTCTAACTGACTGTAAAAGCCTATGTCCGACTTC